GCGGCAGGAGCCGCACCAGTGTTGGTAAAGGTTGCAGATAGGGTCTTGTCGGCCACTGCGAAAGTGGTACCAAGAACTCCAATAAGTTTTGAAGCACCTGCCGTAATAACCAATACTTGTTCAGCCGCATCAGCGAGCGTGAACCCAATGGTCACCAAGCGCATACTACCAGCGGCATTACCGTCAGTATTCTGTGCGGTGAATCCAGTAAGGGTACCGGGGTATGAACCACCAGCGTTACCGTCTAACCAAGCAGTTTCGTCAACTGGTGTTCCAGTTCGCATATCCAAGTCCAAAAGAACCGATACGGTTCCAGTGGAGAAATCACCATCATCAAATGATATAGTCAAGCCTTTTTGTGTCTTTGTCTCTGTCGTCATATATTACACATCCATATTTTTTTTGTTTTGCAACCCTCACTTGAGGTCACGGATAGAGCCGTGACCGCCGAAGAAAGTCGTCCATAGTTCACCCATAGTACGGTACATTCCTTCTTGTCCGAGGCGGTTGATAGCGAACGGGTCGCCAGTTTCAATACCGCTCTCAAAGTATTGGGTTGGAATTGCTGTACTAAAGTACAAGTAATCAGTGTCAAGGAAGTACATACGGCTCAATGTGTCCGTTACTATGTCCTTAGATGGGATGATTGGGACACCATTGTATGTTGCAACAATGAATCCTGCTTCAAGACCGGGAACACCTTTAACACCGTTGTAGGTAGGTGTAACACGCTTCTCTTCCATAAATCGTTGTTGGGATTGTAGGAGTTGTTGAAGGCGCATCAAAGTGTCGTATCCAGTTAGGATGACCTTTGGATTTCCACCACGAGTCCATGTCTTTTGGAACAAAGTGTCCAAATGGTCAAGTGAAAGGTTTCGGTCAGTACCGGAGTTTTCGTCATGCTCTGCAAGTGACCAAGAGTTTGCACTTCGGTCAATGCTGTACATGTCTTCTGCGGAGCCAGCGGAGGCACCAGTGGTAACACGGTCAAGAGATTCAAAGTCGTTTCCGGCAACTGTAGCCTTGTCAACAGTGAGCATCTTGTTGATGTGTTCTGCGTGGTGCTTACCCATTTCTTCCTTAAGGATTGCACGAATGTCGCCAAGTCCGTCATCTTTGTCGGAAAGGAACATTGCGGTTTCGCTCATGTCAAAGGTGTGTACAACAGTCTTTGGCTTTGCGGCAATGTGTTGGAAGGTAGGCTTGGTGGTGTCGGGGAGAGTTGCGTTTTCTGCAACACCGCCGCCGACTGCGAAAGAAGGACGCTCGGTGATAACTCGCCATCCACTGCGCTCCCACGGTCGCTTTGGTAGAATGGAGAAGGCGTTGAACTCTTGGTTCAACTGACTCCAAACTTTGCGTCCGTAGATTGCTTGGTATGTACCAGCAGTGGTTGATAGCATAGGTGCATCAGCCTTGAGCAACTCGCTACCGGAGTAGGAGTAACCCATAGCGTTTCCTGCGCCATAGTAGTATCGTTCCATGTCTGTAATGTTTCTAATATAATCTCGTGCCATAATAATTCACCTCATTTCTTTTTTATTTTCAAGCCCCTCGCAAGGTTCGCTGTGCAAGCGAATGAACCTCATCCCAACCCATGTTGGCGAGGTCTTGCGTGGAAGGGACATCAACGGTGGAGACTGACTTTTGGATAGTGGAAGAAGTTCCAGTACCAATGTTGTCAATGCGCTCCGAAAGTTGCTCAATGGACTTCACGATTTCCGAAAGTGGTTCTCGTGCGTCAAAAGCGGCTTTTTCAGCCTGTGATTTTGCAACAGTCATTTCATTGTTGAAGCGGGTAGCGAAATGTCCTTCAAGGTCGTTTCGGAAAGTTTGTTCCGAAGCGGCGGCCTTGTAAACTTCGTAAGCGGCTTCAATATCAGCATCGCTCACATTTTCACTGTTAAGGTATCCTTTGGACAATGAGGCTGGCCCCATTGCACCAGCAGGAGTTTTACCACCGGAGGCGGTAATTGCGCTGATAGCGTTTGTAGAAGGCGAGCCATTTTCTTGTCCACGGCCACGAACTTGACCACCGAAGTAATCAGCACCGTCCACGGCATCGGGGTTATCAAAGCCACCAAGTTGTGCCTTTTCAAGAGCGTCAAAGTGGTCACGAGCGGCGAAAGTATCAACACCGGCAGACTTGAGAGTGTTTTCCATCCAACTCAAGTATTCCGATGAAATAACATCGCTGTATTCTCCCTTTGCAAAGGGGTTTTCTTTCTTTTCATCTTTCATTTCGTCACCTTCTTCTTTTTCGGGTTTCTTTTCTTCATCAGCCTTGCTGTCTTTCATAGACTCTTTAAGAGCAGGAGGTAGTTCCCCTTTTTCCATAGCGTCCAATCGGGCTTCAAGGCGTGACATAATTCCTGTCAAATCACTGTTTTCGTTTGTCATAGTGGTATCCTCCTTCAAAATTCGGAATTGTGCTTCGGGGTTAATCCCCTTTTCACAAATCGTTACCTCATGCAATTCCATTTTTGAAATCTCTTGGTAGTCACCTTTTTCCATATCGGATTTACGGACTCGCTTGAATGCTTGTCCTCCAATACTGAATCCACGAAGGTTGCCCTTGCGGATTTCGGCGGCTACTTCACGAGCCTTCTCTATATCATTGCGGAGTTGTACTACAACGAACATTCCTGTGTCATCACATTCGGATTTCCACATTCGTCCATTGGAATCTATGTAACTGTCAATTACTTCTCCAACTTGTATGTTGGAGTGAGCCAGTTGCACATTTCGGTATTTGTCGCCCTTCATGAAGCCGTCAAAAGCGTCACTCAAAGCACCACGAGTAATAAGGTCGCCTTGCTTGTCAACAAGTTCAACCGATGCGTAGCCAGCAACCACCAAATCGTTACCACTCTTTAGAAGAGTGATACCGTCACTGGGTCGCTGAATACTTAGCATTAACCTTCCGACTGACTCTTATGGTATTTATACTGCTCGTTAAGAGCGGGATAACAAAGGCTGGTCATTGTCGTAGTCTATAGACAAATTTTCACCCTCATCAGTTTGTACTTGAATGTGATTCAGTCTCTCCTTTTTCTTCTCTTTTGTTTCATCGGTAATTTTCTTTTCACCGTCAAAATCGGGTAGAGTGGACTCATTGCGAAGTTGTGTAGGGCCACGAGGCGAATCTTGAGGCGTACCTACATCTATTCCTAATCCTTTAGGGCCAGTCCATGTCATTTTCTCTTTGGATATTTTGTCTAACGCTCGTGTAATAATCTCCAACGCTTTCTTCGTTTCATTAGGTTTTAACAATCTTTCATCATCATCCTCTTCAAGAATACCAGCACTACCTTCTTCCATCTGCTCATCTGTGGGCTTCTTAGGCATATCCACTTCTGTTGCTTTCTGTAAGTATCCCTTTACCAACAATGGTGCTACAGATGACCAAAACGGCATTAGACTTTCGGAAAGGATTACTGGATAATCAGTTTTAGTTAGAACACCCATAGTGCTTGTAGGAGAATGTAATACCCAAGTATCGTTCAATTCCTCCATTTTATACACCACTGTATCAATACCCTTCAACACAATTTGAAGTTCATTATCACCAATTTCTATGTCGTGTGGAATAAGAATAGGAGGGAATGATTTAGTCATGAGGTCAAGAGATTCTGTACTGGCCGCACCTTCGCCTTCGCCCTCTCCTTCCAATTCTTTGAACTGTACATTGTACACGGGGCGATTTTTGCGGTTCTTCTTTGAAATACCTGTAATGGATGCACGAACAACATCTCCAACCTTGAAGACCTTCTTTTGATTGTGTGCAGTACCTACATCCATGTAGTATTCTCCTTTATGCTCTACTGCTCGGTTTCCAAGTCCTTCTATCTCAAGAATGGGGCCAGCACCGAGTTGGTATGTGTATGGGCCTTTGCCTCTTCGGTCAAGGACTATGAAGTTGAAATCACGAGTATCACGATACAACACCCACTTAGGATGGCGGCGTTCTCCACGCATGTATGTTGATTTGTTATCACGAAGGAGAATGTTATCGTGGTCTTCTTTGAGATTTTTTACAGCCTCTTCCAGTCCCTCATCATCTGTCATGCGAGTATCGTGCGGGCCGGGAACAATAACATGTTCTTGACTGTCAAACTGTGAGCGTAATATCTTCAATCGCTCAAACATCTGCATTTCAGCCACATTGTTATCATCGTAGTTGATAATGTCAATGATGTGTAATTCCTCTTCACCAAGTATAGCGTCAAGCGTATAATTCTTATTGTTCATCTTTTCAAGAGCCTCTTTCGTGGCTTTACGAAGACCTTTCTTTCTACCGCCTTCATCATACGCTGTAATCTCTTCATCTTTATTCACAATAACAAGACGCTTTCCATCGTACCACTTACTTACTACCCATGAACCGCTGAAACCACGCAGATGTTCTAAGTCACTCATCTCAAAGATACGGTGCATAGGACGAACAGGTGGACTCCACTTTGCATCATCGCTCTTTGTAAGTATAATATCGGGGTCAAGAAGTGATGTGATAAGTTCAGTCATCTCACTGGCCGCTACGGTGTACATATTATCACTCGCTGTGTCAGCCGATTCAAGATTCATACTTTGGTGAGCGTTGGAAGGATTCATTGGTGGTGGAGCGTTTGTGTACACTTGATTCGCTATTTCTTTTCCATGTACCATCTCAGTGAGTTCTTGAGGTACACTGTGATACAATCCTGTACTAACATTTGAACCTGCGAATATATTTCCCTCAGCTTCAAACT